AAGGTTGGCAACAAACTAATAATAGCTGATAGTGCAGAACCTAGACTAATAGCAGACTTAAAGCATTTAGGCGTAAATATAAAGCCAGTAAAAAAAGGAACTATTGAAAGCGGTATAACAAGGATGCAAGATTATCAATTAATAGTATCGCCAGAATCAACAAATATTGCAAAAGAATTAAACAATTATGTGTATGCGGACAAAGGTAGCAAGTTATATGTTGATAGCTATAATCACGCTATTGACGGTGTTAGGTATAATGTTATATATCATCTTGATAACCCTAATGCAGGTAAGTATTTTGTTCAATAAAAAAAGAGGGTGCTGAACCTAATCAAACACCCTCCGTTTTACAAACACAAAAAAGAATAGGCGGCAAATGTAATACTTTAAACTAAAAAAACAAAATTTCTATTATATATTATGAAGGTTAAGATAAAAAAAGACAATAAGGAAAAAAGTTACAAAATAATTGAGTCTTGGTCTGATGTAACTCTTGAAAAATGGTTACGACTTGTTAACTTAGAAGAAGGAAGAAGGGCTAAGGAAGCAGAAGAAACAATAGCAGCTTTGTCTGATATACCAAAAAAGTTAATTAGACAACTTTCAGTTAATGACGTTGCTGTTATTATGAGTGCGTTAGCAGAATTACAAGCAGAAGAAGATACACAATTAAAAAAGGTGTTTGAAATAGAGGGTGTAAAATATGGTATGCATCCTGACTTAGACTCTATAACGTTAGGAGAATATGCAGACATAGAAACGTTTATAGAAAAAGGTGTAGAAAACAACTTGCCTGAGATTATGGCTGTTTTGTTTAGACCTATAATAGAAGAAGAAGGAAAGGCATATACGATAACAGCTTATGATGGTAATATAAATGTCAGGGCTGAGATATTTAAAAAAATGTCAGCAGAGCAAGTGCAAAATGCACTGGTTTTTTTTTATCATTTAGGCAAGGTATTATATCGAGCTATGCCGTTATCTTTAACGGAACGCCTGAAGAAAATAAAACAGCAATTGCTGACGAAGACTTTGCAGGAAAATGGGGGTGGTTCGGAGTGATGCATAGATTGTGTGGTGAAGATATTAGTAAATTAGAAACAATAACAAAATTGAATCTATTAGAATGTTTAACGTGGTTAACTTATGAAGTAGATTTAAATTCAATGAATAAAGTAAATATAAATGATAGACAATAAAACTTACAACAACGCAATAGACACCTTAAAGCAGTTAGGTGAAGAACACAAGCAAATATCAACAACGACAACTGGTGATATATTTGATATTGATCTTTCTAAAAACACATTGTTTCCTTTGTTTCATATAAACCCAGTAAACGTTACAACAGGTCAATCTACATTAACTTATAACTTTCAGTTATTTGTTATGGACTTAGTAAGTCAGAAAAAGGACTGGACAGAAGCTAACATACAGTCAGCAGACAATCTAAGCAACGAACAAGAAGTATTATCTAGCTGCTTACAGATATGTGTAGATATTATAAGTATGATGCGACATAGTAAGTGGCAATCAGAAGGAACTTTAGATATTGACGAACCTGTATATTTTACAGAAGGAGAATTTACAATAGAGCCTTTTACAGAACGATTTGACAATATGGTAACAGGATGGGTGTTTACAATAGGCATAGTAGTGCAGAATGATTTTCAAACTTGTATTATACCTGTTGACAATACAGCAATAGGAAAGTAATGACATTTAAGATAGGAAAATATAAAATAAAAATAGGGTTTTTTAAAATAACATTAGAGCTATGAAGTACGAAGAAGTATTAGAGCAATTAGAAAAAATTAGTATAAATTTAGAAAGCTATACTGACTATCCTGAAAGTGCTACTAACAATGCTAAAAGAGCTATAAAATATAAAGAAGAAAACGGTTCTGATTGTGGTACACGAGTAGGTTGGACACGAGCAAGACAGTTAGCAGACAGGAAACCAATAAGTAGAGATACAATAGCTAGAATGGCATCTTTTAAAAGACATCAACAAAACAAAGACGTGCCTTATTCAGAAGGTTGCGGTGGTATTATGTATGACGCTTGGGGTGGTACATCTGGAATAGAATGGGCAATAAGAAAACTAAAACAAATAGATAAAAAATAAAATGGTAGAAGTATTTGAATTGATAGAAAATTATGGAATCACACTTGTGCTATTAGTGGGTGCGTTCTATGCTTTATATCAGTTCTTTTTCTTTAGCATAAGAGAGGTAAAAAAGACCTTTGAGAAACACCACGAAAAAAATGCAGACAATATGCAAGAAGTAAAAAATAAATTAAATAAAATAATAGACTTAATAAAACAAAAATAATGGCGGATTTAACAACAACAATTACTGAAGCAGTTACATTAAATGGAGCTACAAGAGGTACTACAAATACTTTGACAACTACTGGCGTGGTTGATGTGTTTGAGAGAATACTAACTTGTGCGCATTCTAATACTACTACAATAGCAACACTTGCTTCAACACCTCACGCTTCAGCAGGAGCTTTAGATGTGGAAAACCTTAAATATTTAAGAATTTCAAACTTGAGTACAGATCAAGATATAAAGTTAGCATTAATAACTACTAATACTAATTATCAAGTTACAGTAAGAGCTGGAGGTTCACATATCTTATTTCAAGCAGAAGAAGGTGCAATAGGTGAAACAGATACATCACCAGCTTTTGGTACATTAGAAGATATTACAAGTGTACAGGTAAGACCAGCAGCTACAACTGATGTACAAGTAGAAGTGTTTGTAGGGCTTGTATAATGGCTACATCTAACATAGAACGATATTTAGAAAGTTTTGCTAAACAAGTAGTAAAAGATGCTAAGAAAAATTTAGCTGAAAGTAAAGGTGATACAGAATTGTCTAAAAGTATAAGGTTTAAAATGTTAAATACTTTTGATGGTATAACAATTCAATTCTTAATGGATGAATATGGTTCTTATGTAGATAAAGGAGTTAAAGGAAAAGGTGGTAATATACCTAATGGAAAATATAAAGGCAATCATG